CAACGCAAAACGATCTTGAGAGACACAGTTACCGATCGCTTGCTGTATGTCTTGCCCAGCTCCGACAGTCGCAAGATTCAAATCGTAATTGAGTTAGCGTATTGGGATAACAAAGCGAAAGTAGAGGAAGAGTCAATGCGATCACTGTTCAAAATTGACACGAACGCATTAGAGGACCAGCGAAGATATGAACGAATTGAATGGAATCTCGATTGAAAAAGCGGGGTGGGAGGCCGGCAGTCCCTCCATCTACGGGCATCCCTACAGGATGACCGTGTGCATGGCTCACCGAAAATTCCCGTGCGTCACCCCGCAACATTATATTACCACAGAACGATTTCGATTGTCCTGTTTCGGGCAAACGATTTTGATAACGGAGGCATAAATGGACGGACAGTGGATCGAGATATTCCGGGCGGGCACGCACACCGACGCCAACGGCCGGACGCGCGCCTGGACGGAGGCGGACCTGGACCGGATCGTGGCCGCCTACGACCCGGCGGCGCACGAGGCGCCGGTGGTGCTGGGGCACCCCGCGACGGACTCGCCGGCCTACGGCTGGGTGGAAGCGCTCAAGCGCTCCGGCCGGGTGCTGCTGGCCCGCTTTCGCCAGGTGGCGCCCGAGTTCGCCGACTGGGTGCGGCGGGGCCTGTACAAGAAGCGCTCCATCGCCCTGTACGGCGACGGGACGCTGCGCCACGTCGGGTTTCTCGGCGGGACGCCGCCGGCCGTCAAGGGCCTGGCCGACGTGGCCTTCGCCGACGGCGGGCGGGAAGTGAGCGCCTGGGAGTTCGCCGACGCCTCCACCGGCCGGCTGCTGCGGCGGCTGCGGGAGTGGCTGCTGGCGAAGTTCGGGGCCGAGGCGGCCGACCAGGTGGCGCCGGAATGGGAGATCGGCGAGCTGGAGGGCCGGCTGGAAGCCGGCGCTCCGGAGAGTGACGGGCTTGCGCCGGCCGGGTTTGGCCTGGCCGAAGGGACCAGAACTGACAGACCTGAGAAGGAGGAATTCGATATGACTGAAGAGAAAAACAAACTGGCGGCCGAGGCGCTCCAGGCGCAACTGGACGCCCTGGCCAAGGAGCGGAGCGAGGCCGAGGCCAGGTTCAGCGAGAACCAGCGGAAGCTGGCCGAGGAAAACGATCTGCTCAAGGCGCGGCTGCGCCGCGGCGAGGTCGAGGCCAAGCTCGACGCCCTGGCCCGGGCGGGCAAGGTGACTCCGGCCCTGCTCAAGCTCGGCCTGGCCGAGTTCGTGAGCCGGCTGGACGGGACCGTCGCGGTCGAGTTCGCCGAAGGGATCAAGGAGCCCCCGGCCGCTTTCATGCTGCGGCTGCTGGACGCCCTGCCCGCGCTGCCGCTGTTTGCCGAACAGGCCACGGCGGAGCGGGCCGGCGGCGAGACCGGGGGCAGCCCGGAGGAAATCGCCCGGGAGGCCGCGCGGTACCACGCGGACGAGGCCGCCGCCGGCCGGTCCGTATCCTACACGGAAGCCGTGGCGGCCGTGATGCGCAAGAAAATCCGGAAATAACTTCCGAAAAGGAGTGTAAACCATGAGCAATCCTATCTTAACCAAGGCCTACGACGCCGGGGGGACGATCAACGCCCACCGGATCGTCAAACTGTCCTCCGATACCGCGGTCGTCCAGGCCGCCCTGGCCTCCGACGCCCTCATCGGCGTGGCCGCCTCCACCATCGGCGCCGTCTCCGGCGAGCGGATCGACGTGATCATGGCCGGCGCGGCCGACGTGGAATACGGCGGCTCCGTCACCCGGGGCTCGTTGCTCACCAGCGACGCCGACGGCAAGGCCGTGACCGCCTCCGAAGACGACCGGGTCATCGGCGTGGCGATGGTCTCCGGCGTCTCCGGCGACATCGGCGCCATGCTGATCAACCCGACCGGGCAGGTGGACGAGAGCTCCACCTTCAGCGACACCATCACCATCACCACCGGCCAGTTGCTGGCCCTGCACGCCACCCCGAAGACCCTGGTGGCCGCTCCCGGCGCGAACAAGGCGGTCATCCTGATCGACGCGACGCTGTTTCTCGACTACAACAGCGCCGCCTACGACGGCATCGCCGCCGGCGAGGACCTGGAGATCCGTTACACCAACGGCTCCGGCCAACTGGCGGCCACCATCGAGACCACCGGCTTCCTGGACCAGACCGCCGACCAGGTCCGCCACGTATACCCGGCCACCACGGCGGCCATCACCCCGGTGGCCAACGCCGCCCTGATCATGTGCCTGGCCGTGGCCGAGATCGCCACCGGCGACTCGCCGCTGAAAATCCGGGTGAACTACAAGATCATCGACACGGCCTGGTAATCCGGCCGGCAGGAACCAGCTAACCAAGGAGAAACAGAGATGAGCAAAACCATTTTCCCGATCGATCCGGAATTGACCGCCATCGCGGTGGCCTACTCCAACAAGCGGCTCATCGCCGACGTGGTGATGCCGCGGGTGCAAGTGGGCCGGCAGGAGTTCAAATACCGGGGCTACGCCCTGGCCGACGGCTTCACCCTGCCCGACACGAAGGTCGGGCGCCTGTCCGCCCCCAACCGGGTGGAGTTCGGCTTCACCGAGACGAGCGGCTTCACCAAGGACTACGCCCTCGACGACGGCATCCCCGAAAGCGACGTGGCGAACGCCCCGCCCAACTACTCCCCCCGGGGCCACGCGGTGGAGATGATCACCAACCTGATCGCCCTGGACCGGGAGAAGCGGGTGGCCGACATCGTCTTCGGCGCCGCCAACTACGGCAGCTCCAACAAGACCACCCTGTCCGGGACCTCCCAGTGGAGCCACAGCAGCTCCACGCCGCTCTCCGCCATCACCGCGGCGCTGGACGCCTGCGTGATGCGCCCGAACATCATGGTCCTGTCCCGGGCGGTCTACTCGAAGCTCCGCGCCCATGCCCAGATCGTGGCGGCCGTGCTCGGCAACGCCGGCACGGTGGGTTTGGTGCCGGGTGAGGCGATCCGCGACCTGTTCGAGCTGGAGGCCCTCTACGTGGGCGAAGCCTGGCTCAACTCGGCCAAGCCGGGCCAGACCGTGAGCCTCTCTCAGACCTGGGGCAAGCACTGCGCCCTGCTTTACCGCGACAAGCTGGCCAACGCCACTTCCGGGGTGACCTTCGGGTTCACCGCCCAGTTCGGCTCCCGGGTCTCCGGGGCCATCCAGGACCCCGATTGCGGCATGCGCGGCGGGGAGCGGGTGCGGGTGGGCGAGTCGGTGGCCGAGGTGGTCACCGCCAGCGACCTGGGCTACCTGTTCGTCGACGCGGTGGCGTGATGATCCGGCTGAATTGGCGCGTGGAGCATGACGGGGAGGTTCGCCTCCCCGGCGCGCTCGTTCAGTGGCCGGCCGGCGTGGAAAGCCGCCTCGTCGAAAGCGGGGCGGCCGTCCGCGTCGAGCCGCCGCCCGGTCCGGAACCGGAAGCGGGACCGCCGGCGGCAACCCCGGCGGCCGCGCCGCCAAAGCGGGAACGTCCGCGGAGGAAGTAGGATGCCGTCCATCAGCGTGACCATCGAGGGTCTAGATGATGTGCTGCGCCGGCTGGACAAAGGCCGGACGGTACGCAGCGGAGATCTGTTGAAGATCGCCGGCGGGGCCGTGTTCACTGGCACCAGGCTGCGGTTCCGGGACGGGCGCGACCCGTCCGGGACGTCCTGGCCGGCCCCGCGGCGCCTGATCTCCGGCGCCGGCGAAAAGTCGCCGCTCATCCAGTCCGGCCGGTTGCGCAACAGCATCACTTGGACATCCAACGAATTCGTGGCCAGGGTGGGCACAAACGTCCGCTATGCCGCCATCCACCAGTTCGGCGGCACCGTCCTGGCCAAAGGCGGGAAGGCCCTGGCCATCCCGTTGGATCGGGAAGCGGCCCTCTACAAGCCGCGGGACTTTCCCCGGAAGCTGGAGCTGGTCTGGCCGAAAGGCCGCCGCTCTGGCTGGCTGGTGGAGCACAAGGCCGGGCGGGGCAAGCGCGAAACCGGGGCCAAGGATATTTTCAAATATCTCCTGGTGCGCCAGGTGACCATTAAGAAGCGGCCTTTCCTGGGAGTGAGCCAGGCCGACCGGGATGAGATCCGGCATCGGCTGATCGAATTTCTGGATAGTCAGACGGGAGGCAAATAATGGCCTACTGCGACCTGGACGACCTGAAACTGCACCTGCCCGACGCCGACCTGATCGAGCTGACCGACGACAGCGGCTCGGCCATCGACGAGGATGTCGTGGCGGCGGCCATCCTCGCCGCCGACGAGCTGATCGACGGTTACACCCGGGGGCGCTACAGCCTGCCGTTTTCCCCGGTCCCCGGGTTGATCGCCAAGCTCTCGGTCCGGCTGGCCATCTACAACCTCTACGACCGCAAGATGAGCTTGAAAATCCCGGAGCGGCTCGCCGAAGGGCACAAGGAAGACCTGGCCCTGCTCGACCGGCTGCGCCGGGGCGAAGTGGTCCTGGACGCGGACGCGGCCCCCTCGGCCGGCGGCGCGACCGGGGACTACCGGACCAACAAGACCAGCGACGACCGCATTTTCACCAGCGACGTCCTGGACCTGATGCCGTGATTCCGTCAGCTGATAGCTGACAGCTGATCGCTGAGAGCTGTTTATGAGCAACATTTACCAGGACGTGGCGGACGCGGTGGTCTTGCGGTTCCAGGCGGACACCTACCTGGGCGACTCCGACAACGTCACGACCATCGACACCGACCTGGACGACACCGATCTGCCGGTGCTGGACCGGTTCGCCCGGATCAAGGATTCCGCCTTGCCCGCCGTGCTGGTGCGGGCGGCCGACGACGCGGGCGAGGCCGGGGATGCTACCGTGGGCGAGACGGAGCACCGGATCGCCCTGACCGTGTACGCCTGCTGCATGCGGCGCACCGAGCGCGACGCCCGGGCGCAGGCGCTGGAGATCGGCGGCGCCGTGGAGGCCAGCCTGGTCTCCTGCCGGCGCAGCCAGAACGCCCTGGCCGTGACCGGGACCGGCAACTTCGTCCGGCGCGTGGGCACGTCCGCCGAGGTCATCCGCGAGGAGGCCGAGCGGCGCTGTTACGGCATCGCCACTACCCGGGCCACGGTGGTCGTGGTCAGGTCACTGTAGGAGGACGTCATGAAACTGGTCTGCCTGTCGCCGGTGACGATCTACGACGAAGGCCTGTCCGGCCGCTACCGGGCCGGCGAGGTGCCGGACGGGGACTTCCGTCTGGCGGAACTGCATCCGGATTTTTTCCGGCTGGTCCCGGATGACGGAACTCCGGCGGCGGTGCCGCCGGAGAAACTTGAGAAAGGGAGGAAACGCAAATGACTCTGAAGACCATTTCGGGCGGCTGGAGAGGATTTTCCAAGGCCAAGGAGACCGCTTTCGGGACGGTTCAAACCGTCGATACCAGCCTCAATTTCGTCGGCGATCCGATCGAGACGGTCCCCGGCGTGATCTGGGACGACCGGGACGAAAACACCGGCG